TTGGTTTAGTTAGTTGGGAAATCTTTAGGGTCAACGACCTCTACAGATTCTTTGATTTCGGGAGGAGGATTCTCCCTTGCTAAGTTTTTAAATCGAACACCTTGATACCCTCTTGGGAAAATATCAAGGTGCTTATTGGCTTGTTCGATGTTGCGTTTAGAACCTTCAGCAATCTCGTCAAGATCCTCAAGAGTCCACATAGGAACTTTAGGGTTCGCAGGATTAGGTGTATGTAATCCTTTTTTTAGCCTAAGAGTAATAGAGCGAAGATTGTTAAATAACGGTTCCATTAATCAACAAAGCCTCCATTTTTAAAGAGTCTTCCTGCTGGATGATTGGTTACAGGTTCCTTATCAGCCTTCTGTGGTCTTCCAAAGGCTTCGTAGTTCTTCAAGGTAATTGACTTCCATTTATTCGCTATGGCCTCTTCTAGCTGCTCCTTGACCGCTTTCTCGCCATCTTCTCGACCATACTTCCTTCTAATTCCTAAAAGTCCATAATGTCCTGTTAAAAGCTTGAATGCTTCTTCACTCTTTGCTCCTGATTTCTCTGCCCAGAACTTAACGATTAAATCTTTACAAAATTCAAGCTCTTCGTGTATTTGATCTGCTTTGAAAATCCATTTTTTTGATTTTTCCTTATTTATTATATTCTCTACTTTACTAGTATAGAAAACCTCCCCTTCTTCCTTCCTTTTTTCTTTGTTTGTGTCGGTTTTCTTCATGGTAGCATACGTTGTCAAGCTTGCATGAATCAATGAGTTTCTTGGATATATCGACTGCTTGAGTTTCCATAATACAGGTCAGTTACAATTCAATAGGGTGGTTAACTACAGGTAATCTACATGGTAGATAAATATGTGTCAAATCAGGATTGTAACAATTCGCATTCATGATTTAGCCTCCTGAGAAACATCAACGATCATTGAAGTTCCATTCTCATTAAAAGTTTCCAAATTATTGTTTGGGTAGGCAAGACCTAGCTCATATTCTTCCCTAGCACCTTCTTCTGACTCAGCGTGAACAGTAACCTCATAATAATTACATTCACAAATCCTTATGGTGTAGGCACTCATGACTTCACCTCCTCCTTTTTAGGCTCTTCTTTTTTCTTTTCTTCTTCGCATATATCTTTCCAGTTCTGTTCTAATTCCCTTTCTGCTGCTTCCTTCTTCGTTTGTGTTGTAACTGCTTGCTTTGCATGTTCTAATGCTGCTTTCTTTATATATTCGGCATTATCAACCGCAAGACAATGCCATAACTCAAAGCAGTATCCAGTGATTTTTTTGCATTCATTATCCTCCTCCCCATTCCATTCTTTATTTTCAGATTCATAACTACTTTCCATTAATATTCTATAACCTGACCATCTTTCATTAGTCAGCCTTAACTCTGTATATATCTGATGATCTAAGTCTTTTATATATTTATGAAGTTCTGTTCTTTTGATGTGCAATTCAGATAGTTTTGTTTGTTTTTTCATGGTTTTGTAAATAAATTAGTTTGTTTTAGTTGTTTGGGATAAAAGCTTTAATTGATAATTCAAGGTTTTCTGTATCACCTTTGATAAAACCTTTATCACTTGATCTATCAAGAGCTTTTCCGACAATTTCCATTATTTGATGAAATTCATCATCAGTTAAATGTTCTTGAACAGTAATTTTATGATTCATGATCTTTAAATAAATTGGTTTGTAGGTTTGTTTTTTTAATCCGTTTTTGATAACTAGGATTTGCTTCATATGCAAACCATTCATCACTAGGAGAATCAATCCATACTCTTTTGCCATTCATTACTTTGAATCGCAATACTTTTCCATTCATAATGGAATACTTGATTTTGCCATTCATAGACCTAGTTCTTTAATAGTTTTTTCTGCTAATTCAAGTGCATTCATTTCTGATTTGAAATGTTCTTCACTTATTTCATTATTAAAAAAAGCATCAACAATAATTGCTTTGTTATCTGCTTTTTCTTTTAATTGTTTTTGAATTAGATCTTCTAATTCTCTTTTCATTGCTGACATAATTTAGGTTTGTTTAGTTTAGTTGATATGGGTAAGGTTTATATAATTAATCTGCTAATGATGGACTTCTTTGATAAGCACTTAATGACGGCTCATTTTTGGGATCATTATCAATTAAATGCTCTTTGAATTTTTCAATAAATTCTTCTGAGTCATATTCTAAATCTAGATTATCTTCTGCGAATTCGTCCTTAAGTTTCTCGTAATACTCCTCAGAAAATTGATTAGACATGGTTTAAAACCTCGTTTTTGTTTGGGTTGGTTTAGTCCTTTATGGACTTAAATCTATTGTAATCTATTAGATTAGAGAATGTCAATAAAAAAAGCTAAATATTTATATATCTAGCTTTTACTGTCCGACTGTCAAAATGACAGTCAATTAATAAGTGCTTATATCATTTAAAATTTTACTAAATAACTTTTTATGTTCTAATCTTTTTTCTATATCATCTATTGCTTCAATATCTTCTAAGTCATTTTTAAGTGATCTTGAAAGCATGCTAGACAATTCTTTTTTATTCTCTGATACTTCTAAACAACTATAATGATCAGGCTCTTTAAAGGTCTTATAATATCTGTCAGCAGTTCGATAAGATACGTTAAAAGTCTTTTTTAATTTCTCTTTTATTTCTAAAGGAGTTAATTCCTTATGATCTTTAATTAATCCTTTAATTTCATCCTTAATCGAGTTTAATTTTTGTGAATGATTCATTGGTTTAATGTTGAATAATAGTTACAGGTTTTGAGTTTCCATCACATAAAAAACATTGATCGCATGATGAAACCCTATTAGCTTCTAAACTTGAAGGACAAATTATTTCTTCTTTTAGTTTTGGATCTTCTTTTTTTCTAACTCTAAATGGTTTCCATCCATGACTAGTTGCTTCAATATAATCTTTCATTCCATCACAACTAGCCATTACAGTTCCTTTTAACTCACTTGCAAAATCCTTTCTCCATTGATGTGTGTAACCTGTATGTAATTTTTCATTCTTTTTTGCATTTTTATAAACTTCTTTTAACGCTTTATCCCATATATAAAAAGGAACCATTGCAGGATCTCCAAAACTTCCTAACCGTAAAAATTTATTATTAAATATATTCCAATTATCTTTTATATTTTCGTACCCTTTACCATTACGCCAACAATCCCAAACCGCTCTTGGTCCTTGGTATACCCTTACATAACAAGTAGCGTATCCATTTTCTTTAGGATTGTTATAGGTAGCGTGGCAACAATCACCACAGACTGACTCGCCATAAGCTTTAATCTTAAAAGCTTTATGTGGTGCTAAATGCTTATAGAGAATCCATGACTGTAATAAATTTCCAGTCTTATCATTGTCTGTATTTTTTTCAAAACCAGTAACGATAAGTGCAATATCTAAAGCTTTATTTATAGGGCTTTTACCTTCCCATAAAATAAAACCGTTAGGATTCTTTTTTTTCTTTTTTAGTTTCATTTTTTGGTTTTAATTGGTTTGTAAATTCATTAAATAATTTCTTATTCAATCCCTTATCTAAATGCTTACAAGTTTTTTCATAAGCTTGTTTAGTTCCTATATCTGCAATAGAGAAAGTCTTACTTTCTCCACTTGCATTGATTACGGTAATAGTAGGTTTATTCATGCTTCTAACCCTTCTAACATGCCTAACTCTTGATAGTCTCTTAAATCAGTCACTAATCCATCAAAATCCTCATTAGGCCCTAAAATATCGCTTAATAAATCTACTGCATTACTAGGATAATCCTCTTTTAAACTGTTTAAATAATCAGTTCTATTTTTAAAACCGTTATTTGTGTAAGGGTTTGTTTTTTCCATAATAAAAAAAATTAGTTTGTTTAAAGTGGTAAGGTTTGTAGTTTTATCTCTTTTATTCTTTCTATTACTTCTTCTTTATTTAATATTCTTTTTTCATTTGTTTATTATCCTCAATCTTGCCATGTTCGCTTCATGCTCACTAACTACAAAACCACCAGTATCATGCATTAATTTTTCTAAATACATTTTTGCGGCTTCATAACTTAAACACTCTTGAACAGTATTAATTTGGCCTATCTCTAACCCTTTACCCTTTAACTTATCGGCAAACCTAACCTTAAACACCCTGTTTTTTTCAGGGTAATTAATTTCATGCTCGCTTATTCTCTCATAAGCGAATATCTCACTACTGATAAAATAACTACCCTTATCAGTAGCTAAAACATCAGGGTAAATTTTACCAGCGAATTGATCCATTAATCTTTCATTGAAGAATAATGGATAAGCTTTTTTGATCTCTTTAATTGTTTTCATTTTTTTAAAGGTTTGTTGATTGTTTCTAGTTGTAGTTTTAATTCCTTCATGTCTTCTTTTAAATTTTCAATTATTCTCCCTTTTTCCTCATTGTTTTGTTTTAATTCTTGATTCTCTTTTAATGCTTTTTCTAGTCTGTCGTAATACTCCCACATCTTTTTAATTATTTTATCCCTTTCGTTTATCTCTTCCTTAGCAGTTCTCAGGATACTTTCACCACAACCAAGAATGTTTAAATGGTCTTGGTCTAATTCTTCAAAAAGTTCTTTTGTTGTTTTCATTTGTTTAAACCATTGCTAGGAACTAAGCAAAGCATTTTTAAATGTTGCAAGTTCTTAGCTTGCATTGTCTGAGTAATCCGCTTTGCGTTGTATTGGATCAGCTCAGCTCTTGAAAAGTTTGGTAGTAGTGCTTCTTTCATTGCTTAAACTCCTACTAATACAGGAACAGCAACAAAGCTAAAACCTAGCTTTTTTAATTGTTCTATATCGTTGTTATCAATTGTTTTCTTTCCAGTTAATGCTTTGATTGGCTCGGCGTGTTCGCTAACGATGTACATTAGATCGTTACCGTAAACCGATTTGGTTTGTACTTGAATTGGTTCCATTGGTTTGGGTTTGTTCCTTCTTACTATAACCTATCGATTACTAAACGATAGTTAAAGTGTTGAAACTGTTACACGCTTGCAACACCCTTGCCAATGACACTTGCAAGCTTGTTTGGTGTTGTTTGGTGTTGTTTTCGCTTACCTTGCTTTAGCACACTCCAGAGGCGCTCTCTTGGCGTTTTGGCGCTGTCTTAGAGTATTTCACGCTAGTTTGTGCGTGATATGTGCCCACTTGCTACAAGCTGCTTTCGGACGTGTCTTTGGTTGCCTAGGTGCTTAGGTATTTTTACCTATGTAGTAGATGTAACTTAGTGAGGTAGCAAATGTTACTGAGTATTTGTACCTAGTTAATCTTAGTAAGTAATAATACCTAGTGATAAATGATACGCACTAGGTAATCTTGCTTACATCTCTATTATAGCAAATCCATTGCCACCACTGGGGTATGGTTGCAATTCTTTATATTTAGTGGCATGTTGGGGGGAACTTAAATATATTTTGCAGCTTAAATTGCGCCCTTAAATATAAACAATTAAGAAGGTTTCTTGGGTTCTACTTTAATGGATAGTTCAGGAGCTTGAATGCTGACGTGTTCAACGCTTTCACCTATTACTTTTCCTATGGAGTCAAGGACTTGAGCTGCGGTTTGGAGTTGACCTTTACGGATAGCTTTTTCGTAGAGACGAAGTCTTGCTGCCTGAAGACGAGCGAGCATATTGTCTCTATCTTTCTGCCAATCTTCGTTATTCCAAGCGTTAACTTGTTTCCAATCAGTCCAAGCTGTTGTTGTTGAAACGCCTTCTTTGCTTGCATGATCGAGGACGAGCTGTCTGGCTGGGAGGCCTTCAAGTTGTCTTCTATAAAGTCGTTGTTGTCTAGCTTCTACTATTAGTTTAGGATTTCTAGCACCTACAGTTGGTCTAGGATTTGTAGCTTTTGGCTTATAAGAGTCATCAAAAGTGTTGAGGCATGAATCGGTCACGGACGCAACTCAAAATAACGTTATTAATAGGATAATACCTTTTTGTGAGTAATTTGGAGTAAAAATAGGGGGGTATCTATCAAAATCTTTTAAAACTAATAACTTATGGCTGTAAAAACCGCACCAGAAATAAATTTAAAGTGGGCGCAAGGGGAAGTATTTAATAGTGAGAAAAGGTTTAGGGTATTGGTTGCTGGGAGGAGGTTTGGGAAGAGTTATTTAAGTTGTATTGAGCTATTGAGAGGGGCAATTAGTAAACCTGGGGAGACATATTTTTATTGTGCGCCTACATATCGGATGGCGAAGGATATTGCATGGAAGGCGTTGAAGAAGTTAGTTCCGAAAGTATGGATACAAAGCAAGAATGAGACTGATTTGAGGTTAGATCTTGTTAATGGATCAAGTATTGAGTTGAAGGGGACTGAAAATGCGATGGCATTGAGGGGAAGGAGCTTGTCTGGGGTTGTATTGGATGAGGCTGCATTTATGGATGCAGAGGTATGGTTTGAAGTTATAAGACCTGCTTTGGCAGATAAACAGGGATGGGCGTTATTTATTAGTACACCTGATGGAACGGCTAGTTGGTTTTATGATTTATGGTGTTATTGCAAAGAAGATCCTACTGAGCAATGGAAAAGGTGGTGTTATACAACTATTGAGGGGGGTAATGTCCCGAAAGATGAAGTTGAAGCAGCTAGGGCGCAGTTAGATGGGAGGACGTTTAGACAAGAATTTGAGGCTAGTTTCGAGAATTTAACTGGATTAGTGGCTATTAGTTTTGGTGATGACAATATTTCGACAGTTGCGGAAGATATAAATGTGATGCCTCTGTTATTGGGTGTTGACTTCAACGTTGACCCGATGAGTGGTATTTGTGCTGTTAAAAAGGATGACACGCTATATGTGTTCGATGAAATAATTATGACAGGAGGTGCAACAACATGGGATTTTGCGGAGGAAGTGACGAGAAGGTATGGAGTAGATCGAAGAATTGTTGCTTGTCCTGACCCTACAGGTGGTGCTAGAAAAACTTCAGGTGTAGGGGCTACAGATCACAGCATCCTCCGCCGAAGTGGGTTTAATGTTTCAAGTCCTAGAGCACCTTGGAAGATAAGGGATAAAATTACTGCTGTTAATACTGCTTTATTTGATGCAAATAGTGTTAGAAGGACATTTATTCATCCAAGATGCAAAGAATTAATTAAGTCATTAAGGACGTTAACTTATGCCCCTAACACAGGACTACCGAATAAAAATCTTGGTGTTGACCATGCTTTTGACGCTTTCGGGTATTTATGTTTGCAACAATTTAATTTAGCCAAACCTGAAACCCTTGGGCAGACAGGTTACAGGATCTATTGAGTCATTTAGACTGTTAGCAATGTTAAGTGTTTAAAAAGTTAGATGACATACTC